ATGAAATATACACACTATAAAAACAGGTTTTCGAGTAAAGATCAGGGTGTTACGCACATCGTTGAGGAATGGAATGAAATTGTTAAAACCATTACTGACAAATCACAATGGCACTCATTTACCGCAACTGATAAATCGACATACGATCTGAAAAAACAACAATTCGACGCAATTGTAATGGCAGAGATGAGACCTAATTCACCTCGACAGGCTGAAAATGTTATTGCGTTCTATGCAATCGTACTCGATATCGATGATGGCGTGAGTTATGACGATGTACGTCATGATCTCCAGAAATACGAATACGTTATGTATAGCAGTGGCGGTACTGGTCTCAAACACGGAGATCGGTTCCGTGTGATCCTACCGTTGAATGTTCCAATGCCTGCAACGGACTGGAAACGGTATAACACGAGTTTGTCAGAACGTTTTCCGTACTCAGATGAATGCTTCAAAAAGGGTATCCAGATACAGTATCTACCAGTAATCAATACTGCATTTGCTGATCTATTCATTGCAGAACATCATCAGGGAGAATGGTTTGATTACCAGAACCCAAATGATTTGCCATTTGTCGATACTCAATCCCTCGAATCAATCACGAAAAACGTTGAGTTTGATGAGGCACAGTTTACTGATACAGAGTTACAGGATCTCGCACGGGCAATTGTAGATTATCAGGCCAACAGTCTGGGGTATGAGCAACGTCGCCTACTGGCACAACGGCTGAAACATATCGGTATGACTGATTTTGACGCAATCATGGTACTCGATGCTGTCAGTATACCAGGATTCAGCACACCAAACAGTGTACTCGTACAGGGTGCAAATCCCCTCTATGCACATCCAGAGGGGTTGTATAAACATATTGCAGAAGGTGTACGCATCCCAGCGTTAGAGCGTCGTATCGTGCGTTCAGTAACGTCTGGTGCAGTATTGGCAAAACCAGTATCACAGTATGATGGTGAGTGGACGTTGGGGCAGCAGGAGTACATTAATCATGTTGCAGATGGTATGGATTTCTCTGAGGGCGTAAACCTACTGATTGCAGATGTTGGTACGGGTAAAACTGTGTACTGGACTGATGCAGATCGTGAGAATATTAAATTCATCGCACCATTAACCAGTATCGTTAGTTCCATTGGAGATGTAAACAGTTTAACGAGTGGAGATGTTGGTACATGGAACCAGATTGAGGGCATAATCAATACGAAGGATAAATCGATTTTTAAAAATATGACATTAGTAGTTGATGAGTGTCACGGTTTGTTTGTTGATTATGGATATAAGGCAAAAACAATTAACCGTTTAATCGATTCTTTCAAGTATTTTAAATCCGTTGTACTAATGTCTGGTACGGTTGAGGTTGATTATTTCAGTAGTATGAATTTCAATAAGGTGTATCGCGTACGTAAGCCATCCAAAGCAGTTAAGAACATTCGAACCTTTTTCTGTACAAAGAAAAATGATGTACTAATCAAGCACATTAATAATCTTACGAATAAAACTATTGTACTTGCAAATGATAAAAAATTATGTGAGACAATTCAAAATAGAATGACTCGTAACAGTTTAGTTGTAACAGCAGATAAAAAAAATGCAGCAGATGTACAGGCGTTCTATAAGGCAAAGCGAATGGATGGTATTGAGGTACTCATTGGTACAAACTCAATCGTAGAGGGGTTATCAATTGAAGATGATCTAGAGGATGTTGATATTGTTATTTGGAGTGATACTGTACCAGAACGGATTGAGCAATTCTGTAACCGATTCCGTAATGTGAGTGCCAGTAAAAACGTATGGTATTTCGTTGATAGAAAGGGTGTTGAGGTACTCGATACATATAGGCGTGATGATGTATTGGTGGATGCAAAAAACGCTTGTGAGGCGTTACAGAGCGTTTATGAGGGTATTAGCAGTGATGTATTACGTCGTAGTTTTATTCGTCAATTTAATGGTGATATTTCAAAAGATCTGATGTATTTCCATGATGGGCGGATGCATGTCAGTTTTACGGGTGTTGATTATGAATATGCACTGCATCGTGAGAAACAGTACCGAAATGATTTTGGGATGTTGGCGAACAAACTGCGGGAGTATGGTTTCAATGTATTTGCCCCAGTAATGCTCAATGGTGATGCAGCTACGGCAGAAGAGATCAAAGAAGAAATGCAGGTTGTTAAGGCTGCTTATGAGGCAGAACGTGAACACGATTTACGACAGTTAATCACTGACATTGCAGCGGGGCAGGTTAAATGTACTGAGATGAGTGAGATCTATACCTCTACATATGAGAGCCTACAGAAACTCATTACAAAAGGACTCGCTCATGGGGATGTAGAGAAGGCTATCGTTGGTTACATTGAAGATGAATCATTTTTTGCAAAGGCTCATGGAGATGCTGATTACGTTGCAACGGGTGAAACCGTTCGTGAACTGGTCATTACTGAAATAAATGGACGCTCAGAGCTACAGGCTCATGAAACTCAGGAAATCGCTGATCAGGTGATTGATAAGGTTTTACGGGAATATTTTGCAGGTAACGTTACGGCAATGAATGAGAGCCGTTCTTGGGGTGGTTTAGTCGTTTGCGGTAGCACATACAGAACTAATGATCTTAATATATTAGATTCCTATGTGCTACCGCTACAGGCAAAATCCGGTAAGGCCGCTAAAGAGATCCTTAGCAAGTACATCAAATTTGCAAAATCAAAAATGAAAAGTATCAATGGGAAGAAGGTGAGGGTACTGCCAATTGATGCTCTTTCATTAACTGGTTTAACGTTCAATAAACCGAGTACAACCGACTTTACTAACCCAGCGATTAGAAGCCTCAAGGCGAGGGCCGCCGCACTAAAACCTATTGTTATGCCAGAGCCAGTAGAAATACCAAAAGTTGTGAATGTACCTTCAATTAAAAACCAAACTTCAAAACTAAAAAACATGATCAAATCGAGTAGAATCTTTTGATTTTTGAAATGAATTAATAAATCAGTAGGGTGCACCGTTTGCGGTAGCACATACAGAACTAATGATCTTAATATATTAGATTCCTATGTGCTACCGCAACGGACAAAAGCCATAATTGAATACACTGTAGTAAGCCCCATCCTACAGTGCTTCCTCATAAATACATAACAGAACAAATGAGGAAATATCATGCACCAGAAATACATTGAACTACTACGATATAAAATTGCATTAAACGATGGCTTATTCGAGCAATGTGAAGTACTACTATATAATCCACTGGCATCATCAAAGTACCGAATCAATGCCATTGTACCGAACAATTACAATTTTGAACTGATCCAGGATTTCATCTATCTCATCCGTGAAACTGATAGTGGTTATTTAATTACACTACCCGGTGCAGTATATACGATGGAAGATATTGAACTATTTAATGAACTTACTAAGGAAAGAAACATGCAAACAGGATTTACACATAATGGTATTGAAGTACCAACAGAACAGGATGTACGACACATTAATGAACATATTGATGCAGGCCATCCAGACGTTAGGGCATACATTGAGAACATCGAAGATCTATTAGACTGGGCCTATCGTGAAGTACTCAAATATGAACCAGATAACCAGTTTATCATTGAGCAGTTAGCACTGGATGCAGAACGTAATGAACGTACTCGAAAATAATAAAATGAGATACAGTGCTTAGTACCTCGTCCCAATAGTTCATTTCTTGAATGGAATAATGAACTCTTCGACAGGCTTGTTATCTTCGTCTATTTGACGTGCAAACTTATTGAATGAATTACTTAAATCTATAGTTCGGACTTTGAGAGACATAAGAGTATCTAAATATCTTTGAGGATCAGTTTCGTCAGAAAGATCAAAATCTATGGCGTCTAAAGTACTAAACAAAATTTCTGAATCTATAGTATTGTAATTAGATGCAATCTCAATTAATTTGTTATATATGTTAAGTGTATATTCAGTAAATTCAAATTGATTTCTCTTTATTGTTCGTAATTCATCTTTCATGGACGTTGCTAACGTAAATAACTCTTTGAATGTATTGTCGAGTTTTAAGCGGTTTTCTTTAAACATCTGGTCATTCATTACCTTCCCGTTTAAAGAATCTACCAATTGTTTGTTTATCAAAAAATATCTGGTTTTATACTGCAAGCATAGTTTGCAGAGCTTTGGTAAGTCTTTAAATATAGTTTCATTAATAATGTGACTCGCCACCTCGTAACGTTTTTGAAGTAGCCAGTCAGGAGCTTTAATAAAAGCACCATATGCTACAAGTAAAGTACCGAAAGTACTTAATGAGCTTAACCAATCACTGACATTCCCCCATTCAAAACCTTCCTTTTTGTAATGGTATATGATCCCAACAGTTGCGATAAACATAAGCATCGAGCCGAGTACAATTAATATTGGTTTCTTATATTGAATTATCATTGATTTCAATTCTCATCACTTTATTAATCAAAACATGATGATACATAAAAGATGTTTACAGTAAAGGAATTTTGAAATAAACGGTTGGAAAGGCTATCTTTGAAGAACCGGCATCAATGAGATTTAACAATGACTGATAAAGAGCTAAAAACATACATGAGCAAGTACGTAACTTAAGAGCTTCGACAATGAAGCTTGACCGTGAGCCGTGCTGGTATCCTATCGCATTTGCAACCACTTTGATTGTTACTGTGGCTACCATCACCGCTATGGTACTGAGCTACGCATAAAAAAATACCAGTACTTTGCGGTACTGGCAGCTCAAGGTAAGCCATACAAGGGGTACTCCAGAGCTAAATTTAGTACCTAAACATACATTTAACCATGAGTAAAATCCTAAGATTCTGATTGCATTACTATCTACAAGGTTAGTAGAATGATTCGGTACTACCCCTACCTTAATGGGCTGGTTTGTTTGGTAGGTAGGGTGTAGTACTAACATCCTTAAAATTCTAATTTTACTTTCTTTTTCAATAATTCAGCGGCTTTGCTGAATTCAATTTCACCATTTCCAGATTCATTTGCAAGGGTCAATAAAATGGCAAGGTAAGCCTCTCCCAGTGTTTTGGTTAGAGCAGATGCTGTTGCCGCTGAAACAGCACCGCCAGCTACTTGGCCTCCAGGTATTAATTTTAAGAGACCTTTTACTAAACTTTTCCCAATAAATGTAGCCAAGGTACTACCGAAAAGAGAAGTAACTAAACCTGCAACTGCACTTTTCTTGACATTCATGCCAAATGTATAACTTATCTTAATAAGCATAATTATCTGTATTGGGATCAAAGAAATAGCATCTGAAAGAGGTATCGGGATAGCTGCTGCTCCAGCAGCTATTCCTGCCGCTGTGTTAATTTCTAAAGTTGCTTGTTTCTTTTTTGCCTCAATACCATTCTTGTTTTTGGTAGATAAAGCATTTGCAAAGGCTCTTTTTTTTTGCTCAGGTAAAAGCTGCTCAGATTTATTAATTAACTCATCAACTCCCTTTATTTTTCTAATGATAGGTTCCTCATCATCACCATCGCTAATTATTTCCTCGACCCCGCGAGTCATTACGATATTGGTACATAGCCCTGCAAATTCTTTCTTGACAAATGAAAGGAATTCATTATCGGATGTTTTGAAGTTTGTGGTTTTGGTAATTACGACGATTAAAGGTATTTTGTTATCTCGGAAAAACTCGGCAAGTTCCTTTTCAGCTTCTTCAACTCGAGCACTTGAATAACTAATACATAGCCACGCTAAGTGTATATAGTCGTTGGCATCTTCGCTTGAATTTGCCCTCTTAACGTAATTTTCTATATCGCTTTTTATACTTAGATAGTCTTTAACCTCTAAGCCTTGAGTATCGATAATTGTTAATGGAGTACCTTCTTTGGTTAATCTATGTATACCTTTTGTGACAGGATATCCGATTCCTGTATCTGCAAAGTTCCCGCGGAATACATTATTGATTAAAGTGCTTTTGCCTACGCCTGTTTTCCCTATTGTGATAATGTTTGCAGATCCATCAGCTATTAGTTCTTTTGTGGTTTTGTTGACTAATTCACTTAAGTTTATACTCATAGGTCGTCCCTTTGAAAAAATATTTACAGTTAGAGCTAAATGATTTTGTTATCCTGTCAATTGTTATATTAAAGCGATTATTGCTTATTAAGGCAAGTAGTTTTTGCTGCAACTAAGACTTATGATTATAGAATTTCATAAAAGGCAATTTTCCTTAGTTACACGAAATTTTTTCACTATCTTAAAGCTTCTTTACTTGCTCATCATACCCTACGGCCTCAGGTACATAATCAAACATCCCATCACCAACAAACATGTAGGCATCTTTCTCTACAGTACCGAGCCAGTACTTACCCGCCTGGTTTTGAAACAGTACTTTTTCACCGATGCGTGCATGTTCCAGTACTGAACCATAAAAGCAGATCCGATAGTACCGGTACAGGTGTTGGAACGCCTGTACACCATGTGTCTGTGATGGATCAAACCCTGTTTTCGATGTCATTATCACCTCCCTTTATAGCTGTATATGCATACAGTATTGCACATCATTTCATAGCTCAAGCAAATAAAAAATTATTTTCATTAAAATCATTGGCTTAAGCGATATCTGGAAAAGTTATGGAAAAAATAATATTGATATCTATTTGAAATTGATCAATAAAATGATCAATTTCAATAACTTAGCGGATTGACACAACCTGGCACAGACATTCGTATAATCTCGCTATTGCATATATCAATGGATGAAAAATGAAAACTACACAGCAGCCATACCAGTTTGTTGCAGAACCGATTACCTCCGTAACAGGACAACTTCTGGGAGTATCAGTACAGACGGTACTACTCAATGATGGGGTAGATGTACAACATCCAGAGTTGATGATCAGAACCTGGAGTACGGATGAGAAACGTAACTACCTATATGAACAACTATCGACAATTACTAAACAAGCGGCATGGGTACTCAAACGTGGCGTAACAGTATCGATACCCGTATGTGATGAAGAGTCTGCCGTACTACTGAGCCATGATAATGCACTGCGTTATGCACTAAGTTCGTTACCATTCGTAAGACTCGAACTCTCGGAGAGTATCAGTACGGTACGGGATGAGTTGAGGGGCATACGTAATGCTATGTGGCTGTCTGACCTTGGGAAGGGGGATAGTGATGTATCTGGCCTCGTTACTCATAACTATGATGTAGTGAAACTGGATAACGATTTTTTCAATAATGAGGTACTCAAACCAACATTCCCCATTCTCATTAAAAACCTGCGAGAGTATTGTGATCGGATCATTGTTCCCTCCATTCAGGACAGGAGACATGTACCACTACTAAGGGAAGCAGGTATCTGGGGAGTACAGGGTCAGTACCGTACCGTGCCATTCACTAAGGTTCATACTCTCATGTAGGGAGAGAGCCGAAGTAATATGAATGTTTAACATTAATTGTGTCCGTAATGTTTTCATATGTTACGGACACTGCTAATGTAGATTAGTTGAAATCGTAACTTATAATTTCACCAGTATTTCCATTGAATCTACAGGAATACTTGACTTTTTTATAAGCACCGAAGCCATTTTGAACCTGTGCTCTATCGCCATACATTTCAATAACTTTTGAATCTTTACTGACCCATGCATAAGTTACAAACGCTGGGTTAGTAGTTGAATCCTTCCATTTAAAATCATACTTTGCAAGACCAGCAATAGCTTGCTGACATTCATATACTGGATTATGGTGATGTTTGGCATAGTTGATTGGGTTCTTATCTTCTTCTGCTCTTTTAGCTGCTAATTCTGCATCTTCTTTTTTCTGACCGTCATAACCCCATATTCCAAACGTAGTAATAAAAGTCAAGATGAATATAAAGATAGTAAACAAGCCACCCAAAAAGATGATACTACCTTTCTCCCAACTCTTTTTAGTACCTTTATGCTTGACCCACTGATAACCTGCGATAGACGTCAGCATAGAGAGAAACAAACAAACCTGTGCATTCATTATAGTAACTTCCATTTTGCTGTGAAGGTGAGGATTATACAACTGTAAAGTACTTTTAAATAGATCCAGAAGAAGTAGTTGATAAATAGAAATAGGTTCTCCGCCAGATTTTGAAAGATCGAGTAGTTTCGCCGCTCGTTCTTTTTAATGTGTGTGAGGTTTTAAAACCCATTCATTCAGTACAATATCATGAGGTACAAATGACCTATCAACAATTAGCAAAAATCTATGGTTATGACCCGGTAACTGTAAGCCGTGACTGGAAATCAAGAGGGCTGGATATTACTCAAACTGATGATGAGATTTACCAATGGGTAACTGACAATATTTTAATCCCGCTCAGAGGCCAAACAGATTTAAGAGAAGAAACTCAAAAAGAACAACTAAGGTTAGCCAGGGCAAAAGCAGATATTGAAGAGATGGAAGCAGACCTAAAACGTAAAAATTTGATAGAGGTTGATTACGTTACCGAAACATTATCAGGGTACTTTCATCAACTAAAATCAATGTTACGTGGCATACCAAATACAACCTACATAGAACTATTTGCAAGTGAAGATGCAAATCATCTAAGGATTATATTAAGAGATAAAATAGATGAAGTACTTCGTGACATTGGAAGTTACGAGTATGAGGAAGAAGAAGATGAAAATGGACTTTCAGAATCAGAGGAAAATGATTCGCATTTTGAACGAATCGGTACAGGCAATCTTACCACCAGAGAAAGTACTTCCGAGTGATTGGGTAGAGAATAATTTAAAATTTTGTGACGGTGAGTTACAGGGATCTCCCATGCGTTTGTACAAGTTCCAACAGGAGCCACTGAACGCCATTATAGAACCGGGTGTGCGTAAGATTTGTTTAATGTCATCAGCACAATTACTCAAGACGACAATAGTAACAGGAGCTTCCCTATACTTCCTCGCACATGATCCCTCAAATATGGTAATCGCAGGCACTACGGCAAATACAATCAAAAAGTATAAGAACGGTAAGTACGATCCGACTATCCAGCTAACCCCAAGCCTTGCCAGGCTAATAACAAGTAAAAACGATAAGACTAAAACTAACGATGCCAATACCCAGGAAACAACCGTTGGTACTTTTAACTACTTTGTATCCCTTAATTCCCCATCAACTCTACGTGGCCTAACAGCGAAGAGGGTGTTCTGCGACGAAATCAGTGGCGTATCTACTGATGGTGAGGAAGGCAATCCAATAGCGTTAGTTTCACAGCGTTGTGAAAGCTTCAGAGATTCACTAATCATGATGTGTAGTACCCCACTCGTACCAGAAGATCCTATCTGCCAGGAGTTTGAAATGTCAGATAAGCGGTACTTCCATGTACCTTGCCCTGCGTGCGGAGTAGAAGAACGTCTGGTATGGGAGAATGTTAAGTTTAAGTGGAAAAGTATTGATGGTGGGCGAAGAACGATCCCCGATGCAGATACTGCATACCTTGAATGTCCTGAATGCAATCACCAGTATACTGAAGCAGAACGGGTAAGGGCGGTATCGTTAGGTAGATGGATTGCAACCCATCCAGAGATAACTGATGTACGGGGTTATCACATCTCACGCCTGTACTCTCCAGTTTCATCGATTCGGAAATTAGTAATTGATTATGCCGAAGCGTTTAAGAATTTTGATCTAATGCAATTCGTAAACAACTCGTTAGGCGAACCGTACTTTGATAGGGAAAATGTAGAGCATGATTTAACAGTATTGGAACAGCTTAGAAACTTTGATATCGATATTAATAACATCCCTGATGATTGCTGCGGTATTTTTTTCTCTGCTGACCAACAATTAGATAGGTTGGAACTTACCTGTGTTGGATTAGCTCCAAATGCTTACTATATACTTGATCACCGCTCTTTTTATGCCGTGGATTGTAATAAGTATAATTCCCCGGCCTATAAAGAACTTAAAAGCTTTGTTAATAATCTTAAGTTAAAAACTAAGAACGGCACACCTCTAAGGATTCTACAGGTATGGGTAGACAGCTCGAATGGGGCCGCAACCAATACTATCTACCGCTTCTGTAATGAAAAGGGTAATGAGAAGTACAAGCCAATTAAGGGTGACGGACGTACTACGATCCCCCTCTATAAAGAAAGTACTTCAAGTGGTTATAAATTCATGTTGCTTAATGTTAATGAGGGTAAGAACCGAATCCGTAGATTATTGAATGCTGCTATCAATGATGAGGCCCATGAAGGCAAAAGAATAATTTTTAGCCATTCATTACCAGATGATGCTTTCCTGCAATATACGAGCGAAAAAAGAATTGTTAAAGGCGGTCAATTAGTCTGGGTTAAGCGTAGTGGTTCGAAAGAAGATCGAAATGAAATGCTTGATACACTAAACTATAACTTAATAAGCATTGAATACATGCTAAATAAATTAGGTGCAGATGCCTATAGAAAGCTCAAAGAATATAACAATAATCAGGCAAAGCATAAATATAAGGAAGAAACACAAACCGACGATGTACCAAACGCCGAAGAACCTATACAGAACAAACGTAGGAAGCGATTGAGTACTAAAAGTTGGTTTAATGAATAAGGAAATTAAAAATGGCAACTATTCGGAAGATAGATTTTAGTAAAGATATCATCCAGGGTGAAAAGGTTATATTTGATTTTTCTGCTGATTCCGTAATTGATATTGTTGATAGTGAAGGTACTAAAACTACCTATTCATTCCCATATCAACCAATTGATACCTCTGACTGGAAAACGGGTGCACAGACTGCAATCATCAATGATTCTGGTTTTGAGGTACGAGTATTTCAGGTTGTCGATCCTACTGCAACAGCAAGCAAGTACAATCAATATATGAAAATTATTGATGAGATCAATATTGTTATCTCATCAAAAGTAGAGAATGGTGGGGTAATTACCCAATCAATTAATAACAAAAGCCTCACTACTGAGTCACTGGATGCACTACATAAACTTCGTGCACATTATACGAAGCTCGCAAACCAGGAATATGCACGTATGAAGGGCATTGCGACACGTAACCCCATTAAATCAGTAACAACATTTAACAGGGGGACATAATGGCGTGGCGTAGAAAATTAGATTTAAAAGATAAAGAACACAAAACAAAACAAGACCGTAAACCTCTTACAGATTCAACCCTAAAACGTGAATTACGTGATGTACGTACTAATACTCAATCCTCTGTAATTAATTTCGGCTTTTCGGCAGGAAATGCAGCAGGTAATATCAATAGTATTATCAATCTCACATTGCCCGTACTGGTAGCAAAATCACGCGAGTATAGCCTGAATAATGGTATTGCCAAAAAGTTCTTTCAAGTCAACAGTGATGGTGTAACCGGGGCTTCTGGCCTGTACATCCGTCCTGATGTACATTTATATGATGATAATGCACAGAACCTCATAGTAAATGAAGAATTAGAGAAAGCTTTCTATAAATATGCCGAAAACCCAGAACTATTTTCAGTAAATGGTAAGTTAGATTTAGCTTCTTTTCAGCGTTTAGTTGAACGTACACGAAGTATTGATGGTGAAGCTTTTGTAATTTGCCATGAAATTGATGGTAATGTTAAGTTCGAATTGATTGATTCTTTACGTGTTCCAGTATCTGGAAACCGTATGTTTAATGACAATAGCTATATTTCTAACGGTATTAGATTCGATCAGTACGGTAAACCTATTGAGTACTATGTAACTCGCCTGAATCCAATCAATTACACGTACCAGACTGGTACTTATGATGTTATCCCGGCATCACGTATGTTACATCTGATGGTAAGCGATTATCCTGCTCAACAACGCGGAATCCCGGACATAATCGCAGGTACTACATTATTAAAAGATCTTGAGTCTTTTATTAAGGCTGCCATTGTTTCTAAAAAACTTTCGGCAAGTGCTACTGCATTCATTTTAAACGCAGACTCTTCAGATGGTGATACTGATTTTATCAATGATGATAAACCAGAGTACTATGAAAATGATTATCTCTCTGGCGGTAGTATTGTTGAACTACAACCGGGACAGAACATTACGAGTGTAAACCCAAATGGAGCAACAGACGGAATTACAGAGTTCGTTTCTACTCAGATGCAAATGATTGCAATGGCATTAGGTATTACTGAACAGTCATTGAGTGGTTCAACTGCAAACGCTTCATTCTCAGCAGCAAAACTTACTGACAAGCTACAGCAACAGACATTCAAATCAAGAATCAATGCTTTAACTACTACTATCTTAAAACCAATTTATGCAATGTGGCTTAAAAGGGAAATGTTAAGTAATAGAAAGTTAAATCTGAATTTTGGTGATTTCGATAAGTTACTTAATGCTAAATATATTTCGGAAACTGCTACCTCACTCGACCCACTCAAAGATGTGCAGACTCAAGTACTCATGATTGATAATAAAATCAAGAGCCGTTCAATGGTTATTTCTGAGTTTGGATATGATCCGTATGTTGTCCAGCGTGAAATAGAAGAGGAAGAAAAGCAAAATAATAATAAACAGGAAGTGATCCAGGATGGAACTCAAGAACAACAAGAGGGAACTACAAGTACCCCACCAGGCGATTAATTTAGACTCACGTACTATCTCCGTATCGTTCTGTAGTGAACAACCCGTAGAACGAGAAATTAATGGTGAGTTATACAACGAAATTCTTCTATGTGGCTCAGAGAATGTAGATTTACGCCGCCTTAATAACTCTGGTGCAGTACTTTACAACCATAATCGTGATGCTCTTATTGGTGCAGTAATTGATGCACGTCTGGACCCGGACAGGGTAGGTCGTGCCACTCTTCGTATCAGTAATACCGCAAATGATGAATGGGAGATGATTCAGGAAGGGGTACTTACTCATATTTCTGTTGGATATAACATTGATGATTACCGTATTGAAGAAAACAATATTGTAGTTACGAAGTTCACCCCCTTAGAAATATCTCTTGTAAGTATCCCGGCAGATACTAATTGTCAGGTTGGCAGAAGTATTGACGCAAATGAAAACCTTAATGAATTGAATTTACTAAATAGTAACAGTGAAACAATTCAGGAAGGTGAACTCATGGAAGAGACAAAACAGGACATTGATGAACCTGTAAGTGAAACGGAAGTTATTCAAGAAGAAGTACAGGAAACTGAAGTACTCAAAGAAGAAGTAGCTACCCGTGCAGAACAAAGTGATGAAGAACTATTAGACATTATCTCTAATCGTCCAGAGTTACTAAATAAATTAACTAAACAAGAAACAATCGAAGAAGAACCTGTAATGGAAGATTTTGCTGAAGCAGAACGCCAGCACGAGCTTACTTCTATCGGTAATGTACTAAATATTGATGTATCGGACGCAATTGCTAATGGAATTAGTGTGGCCGATTTTAAACGTCAAATTAATGATAAAAATAACATCAAGGATGATGAAATGAAAAATGAATTTTCTCTAAAGAACTCCCTACGTGCTTTTGCAAATGATGATGATATGTCTGCATTTGAACAGGGTAAACGTGGCGTAGTTGTACCTAACCAGGCACTACGTGCAGTTAATACCACTGTTGGTACTAATCTGATTCAGGAAACTATCGAATATGATTCATATATCGATATTCTACGTGCTAATTCTGTACTTGCAAACTTCCCAATCACTGTAATTAGTGGTCTTGAAGGTGACGGCAAACTATCTCTACCTGCACTATCTTCTGATTTTACTGATGCTTTTGGTTTTGTCGCAGAAGATGGCAGTTCTCCAGAAGCTACCCCAGCGTTTGGTAAAGTAACTTTAGAGCCGAAAGATTTTACTGGTTCTGTGTACCTTACTCGCCTAATGATGAAATCCAGCTCTGCGGCAGAACGTTACACCACAGATGCAATGATCAAAGGTGCTGCATCTCAACTTGAAAAACATGTTTTAGGTAATGTTATTACTGAAGCTGAAAAAGCTGGCAATGTTAAAGAAGTTGCAGCTCTTGCAAATATTGATTTCGATGCAGTAGTTGATGCAATGGGCGAACTTGGTTCTAAAAATGTTATTAGTTCAAGTATTGTTGCTGTTATGTCCCCAAAAACTCGTGCTGCACTACGTAAGCAAGTTGTTAAGGGTAATACCAGTGCTAAGTTCCTTGTTGAAGGCCAGGGTACTTCACAGGTACTTGCAGGTGAAATTCCAGTAATTGAAAGTACTCTGGTAGAAGATGGTCAGGTAGTTCTTGGTGACTATTCTCAGATCGTTATTGCACAATGGGGTTCTGATGTTGAACTCGATAAAGATGCAACAACCTCAAGGGCACGCGGCGGTCTGTACCTAAGAATTTGGGCGACGATGAGTACTGCTATAGCTCGTCCAGAAAGTTTCTATGTACTTCGCGTAGGGGCATAAAATATGAGAGCATTTTTTAGTACTTCGCAGAGCGAGATACTACTTAATGCTTTCGGGGAAAATCTCGTCATTGTTCAGGATGGTAAATCAATAACTATAAAAGCCATATTTGAACAGGACGAGATTTTTTTTGAAGATGTGCAGGTAACTACTACATATTTCACTGCAAAGTCTGGTCTGAAACTTAACAGTACATTCTCTATCGATAATACAGAATACAAAATAAATAGAATTGAAGATGATCTTAGTGGTCTCTCAAATTATCACTATATAAAAAATATCGATTTAGGGGATATCTAATGTTCACGGCAGACTATGCAATCAGAAAACATCTGATGAATAAATTAAGTACTTTTATTAACCTTCAATACCCCTCGAAAGCTTCAGTAGATAAAAACGCAATGGTATATATTGGAGACAGTAATGTTACCCGTACTCAAATCTCAAAAGCTAATCAAATTCAGAATGGTCAGTTAGTACCATCGGATTTACGTAATTTATGTGAGTTCAGGGTTGAGTTTGTATCTGTAGGTCAGAGTTTCAAGGGTGCTTCTGATGAAATAGAAAAATTAATTACAGCACTTTTTACTCCAGATTTTTTCGACGAACTAAACAGTACTCTGGCAATGTCTATTTTCAATATTCGTATTGAAGAGAGTCTGATGACAAATCAGGCCGAAGCAGCAGAAACCCCATACGTACATACACAAACAATTTCATTTAGTTATGGGGAATAATCATGGGACAAATTTTTACAGGTAACTTAACCTCCGTATGGTTGAGTACCGATACTTCCAATACCGATCCGAACTCAAAAGCATTCAGTAAGGTACAACAACTCTCAGCTTTTCCCAGCCTCGGTGAAAGTACTGCAAGCAGATCTGTAGAGACCTACAACGCTGAGTACACTTCCAAAGCTATGGCTGAGAGTACCTATCAGGATATGACCATACAGGTAAGTTATGTACCCTCAGTACATAGTACCCTCGATGCACTTGTAGAGTCTCAGGAGCTGGTACAGGTCAAGGTAGAGATGCCAGATGAGGGTATCGACGACACTACAATCAACTATGTAATGTACAACGGGCATCTGTCATCCCGTGGCGATACATCCGGCTACGATAACGTCATTACACGTACCTATGTGTTCATGCCAAATGCGAGGGTGTCATCAGGTATCATTGATCAATCTCAGGTAGAACTATACCGTGGTAATTGGGGTATTGGTTCTAATGGGGCAGAGTTCAGTAGTTACCAGGGCCGTGATGGTAACGCATTCGTCAAAGTACCTTCTGGTTCTTCCAGAACGGGTACTGATATGCTCGGTATCTCTAACCTGGATGCAGGTTATGGTACTCAGCTCGTAGTAAGTAAGACAGGTACACCGGTTATCGATGTACGTAACTACTCCAGTGCTTCTATGGGGGCATGGTACAAGGTCTATACAAGTGCTGATAAACCTACACTACAGGAACTTGGTGCAGCAGCCGCCAGTGATCTTGCTAACTATGTACCCAATACCCGTACAGTAAACGGTAAGGTACTTACCAGTAACATCACTCTCTTAGCAGCCGATATCTCTGATGTGTACTCAAAGACACAGGCCGACGCTAAGTACTTACCAAAGATTTTTCAACTTAACGGACATGCACTATCGGGTACTTCACTGAACCTCGTAGCGTCAGATATTTTGGATGTTTATTCACAGACTCAGGTTAATACCAACTTTGTTGCAAAAAGCGTTACTGTAAACGGATTACCACTGACAGGTAATATTACTCTGACGGCAGCACAGCTAACGGATATGGCAAGCTTAAGTTATAGTAATAGTACTTTCGTACCAAAAACTTACTTAATCAATAATAAGCCACTATCAGGTACAAACATTCAGTTAGTTGCCGCCGATATTTCGGATGTATATAGTCGCCAGCAAAGTAATGATCTCTTTGCCCTACGTATTACTACTATCAATGGTTATCCTTTAAGTTCTGCTGTTACGTTGAATTACAATGATGTCGGTACTTACTCAAAAGCACAGATTGATGCAAAAGATACTGCACTACAGGCAAACATCGATACTAAAGTAACAATTACACAAGATATTAAAAATCTAAATACCGTTGAAGAAACCTTGGAACTTGATATGTCCGATGGTAAACGTACTTTCACGGCTACTTTATCAGTACCGAATACTCAGCTATCAATTATCAATGCTGGCGGTAATAAGAACAGTCAGACAGTGACCGTATGCATTACTCAGGGGACAGGTGCAAATAAAATCCAGTGGCCCAGCAATGTTAAGTGGTCTTATGGGCGTCCTCCGGTACTAACTTTTACTAAGGATTCTGTAGATATTTTTCAATTTTTATCCGTAGACGGGGGCAGTACCTGGTACGGTTCTCTACTCATGGCGGATTTACATTAATGATCAGGAAAAGTAATTTAAGCAATGCTCTGCAAATGATCGAAGGGCATTTAAAATTTTTGGATAGAAACACTGGATTAACAACAAATAACAAAACACAGCATTTCGTTTTCAATCCAGATTATGTACTGGCAAATAACAGACATTTTATTGCAGAAACTCAGTGGGAATCACAACCAGACTCTGACAGTACTACAGAGGGACAGTCATTAGCGATCCTGGGTGCTATATATGCCTATCAAGCTACTAAGGAACCAAAGTACCTTGAACTTGCTAAAAAGTACTTTGGTGGGTATCACCTGGCCTTCTATCGTGGCGTACCATTTCCAGATCCACCGGATGGTACTTTACGTTGTAACTGGATTGCTAATGGCAAGGAACCGGTACTTGCAAACTATCCATTAGATCCCGAGTACCCAACTCATGGGGGCTTCAAAGGGGTAGTTTTCAACTGGACTAACGGACGTACACAGATACCTCATGGTGAACCTCAATGGGGCGAGTACTTAGATGCTGTATGGTTTGCTTTTCCAGAACGTGCATCATTAGGATGGAACCAGGTTAACGCAACGGTATATATGTGGGATGCTGAAGGTTCTACTGACTGGAAGAACAAAGCACCAACTTATGATGTAGATTGGATAGTAGATCGTACTGGCAGGAAGGTAGATAGTAATGGTGATGTACTTGAGGCTGGGTTAACCAGTCAGATAGGTACAGTACAGCTCAAGGATACCTCCATCAATGGTATGTACCGCTTCAACTATGCTACACGTAACCCGGTAGAACATGGCGGCTATCTGCTGGGACGTAATGAACGTTGGCATAACAGACCCGTACATGTACCTATCGATAACTATGGCGATCTTGATTTTGCAGACAATGCCTCTGATGCAGAACTCTGGTTCTGTCAGGCCAGTAAATTACTATGGGATATTACGGGGGATCGTCAGTACTGGTTAGCGTGGCAGAACTCACTGATTACATGTATTGGGTACTCTGATATCGATAAGTACGATCAGTTCTTCCGTAAAAGTACCGCTGCGATTACCCCTTTTACTGATGGTATCTCCTATGACTACTTCTATCCCAGCGATCAGGTAGCAACATACTCACGAGATGAGCAAGGGTTCATTGTTATTAATCAGGCTGCAACAGCACAGACTACATTAGAACAACAATCAATATGGTTTAAGTTCAATAATGCCAGTAATTTCTATGTTGAATATGGCGGTGTTGATACTACCGGTAGTGCTTTGAGTTTAGCAGTGGCATTGACTGTAAATAAAACTAAAACAGAAGATGGTGCAGTCAAGTACCGTTGTGGCTTACCGATTACTACTACAGATGGCAGTATCACCGCAATGAACGTACCAATGAATCACTTTACCCGTATCAGTAAACCAGACGGCGGGCAGTACCTAACAGCCGATCTACGTATGGTGAGTGATTATGGTTCAAATACTGTTACCAAACTTCAGTACGAATCCGGTATTGCTGGAAGGTACTATGATAACGTAATTTCCAGTACTATGGATAGTGACGGGGGAATGGTTGTAGGTTTCTACATTTTCGATAATGAAAAGCAGGATATAGTTTCTTTCACGTACAGAAGTTATAACGATAATTTCAATTTTCGTATCAGTGATGATAACAACTGGCGTTGGTGGGCTATGCTGCCAGCTACAAATGGTGAATGGGTTACAAAGAGTTTTGTACTAACAGATTTTAAACTTAATAGCTATCAACCAGACCATCCATTAGTAACTGATCCAGAAGATGGGGCAGAGATACAACCTGATTTAATTCCGGTACAACCTACATTAACAGGACGTGAAGAATTTACGTTACTACTTGATGATGAGCCGGTAGATGGAGTTTCGGGGCGTATTGACTGGTATTGTATTAATGATCTGCCAGAACTTTATGATGATGGCGGTACAGGTGATTATTCGGTACTACTCAATCTGACATTTAATGATAGTACTGGTAATGGTTATACCGCTCGTTTGGGTGACTGTACGATAAAGCAATACATGTTAGATAGCCTTGCATATACGCCAGGGTTAATCCCTTTCAGCAATATAACAGACCCATATGCACAATTGTACTCTGGATGGCGAGGATTACCATATCCTGGGTATCAATTGCCCGCTATATGGTGTTTTAGTGGTAATAACATTGATGAGGTAAGATTAAAAAATAGTATCAATTTCCTCTGCGATGCACAAAACTGGTTTACTAATAAGTTCAAACCAACATTACCTGGCCCATGTGCACAGGCTTTTGTATGGAACAGACAGGATGCATTGGCGTACTTACCTGAAGGTGAAGAACCAGATACGTTTATCATGCAGCACTGGTACGCTGAAGCCTGGTCAGGTTATGAACCTCGTGCATTTTTTGCGGGCTGCGATGTAGTACATGAACTCTATCAACGTGGAGATTATGCAATACCTCAAAACATCATAACGTACTGTCAAAACTGGATGAACTACCTGAAATGGTTTATGAAAAATAATGATGGACATGCACCAACATATTTTAAAGATAATGGTGATGTACTCTATGATGGTTTCACAGGTCATATGTCTGGATTATGGTTAGCAGGTGCATCAATGATGGCAATCGCAGGTTATCCAGATCATGAGCTATTAGATCTATTGTTTACAGAGATTCAGAATAACTACGATGTAATTACACCAAATCATGTAATGAATGGCTGCTGGAGTCCTGCTATCAGAAGCGGTAATGAAACCACAGAACAAAATAACAGTATGTACTTTGGATTCTATACAGGGGAACTACTAAGAGGTTTAGCACTTTATATGAAGTACTACAACCTTTATATATAAATAAGAAGAAGGGGTGAAAAGGAATTTCACCCTACATTTTAAAGGATTAAAATTATGGCTTTTAGTAAAAATTTCGTTGGTAATAACGTAAAGGTTGAAATTGCAGATGCTCCAGCAGATGGCGGGCTTGCAACGTCTTTCACAACTCTTGAACATTTAAGTGCGTTTCCTGCTGCGGCGGGTATTGAAACCAATATGGTAACTGTTAATGTTTTTGGTGAACAATATGTTCAAAAAGTTCCCGGTTCTCGTAGCGTACCAGATCTAACACTATCAGTACTATGGCGTCCAGGTGCAGTTGGTCAGGAAAAACTCGCAGCGGCTCAAATTTCTGGAAAACTAATTCAGGTTAAAGTTACGTATTTTGAAAACATGGCAGATACAAACGGGGCGGCTTATTACTCTGTTGTAAATGGTTACGTGGGTTCGTCTACCCCTGGAGGTGATTTTGACACAATCTCAACTCGTGATTTTGTTGTTTCTGTAGTTGGCGGTCCAGTAGCTCAGGGTGAAACATTAGGAGAATAACGATGGATTTTGATACTTTAATGAAAGTCATCGGTGTAAAACTAACTCGTTTCGAACTTACTGATGACGTTACTGTTTATATTCGCCTTCCATCAATTAAAGATAATGTCGAAGTAGCAGATCCATTCAAAGCAATTTTCTATTGTGTTGTTGATGAAACTGGTAAGCAGATTTTTGATTCAGCAGAACAAGTTGAAAAAAATGTAGATCTAACTCTTCAATTAAAATTAAACAATGAAATTGGTCGGGTATTTGCCGAAGCTTTTAAACCGGAAGAAGTTGAAGCAAAGTGAGACGCGATCCGGTTCTCAAATTAGCTTTATCACTGATTAATAAAAATGGGTGTGGTGTGGACGAACTCTGCACTATGCCCATTTTGCTTTTCTACTACCTGCTAATTTATAACGAAACAGTTAATCCCGATTCTGCACAGATAAAACAAATTCGGCATACTGAACTACTACAGGCTATATGGCTTAGTACTGGTAATATCAGAAAAGAGGATATTCCAAAGTTCAATATACATGAGCTTGATTCATTGAATTTGATTTCTGATAAAACGTTAGCCGAAAAACATGCAGAAAGAGAGAAGCGGATCGCAGAACAAAATAAAAATAATATGCTCACATGGATGGGAGTAAAATCAAATGGCACAGAATAATACACAGGCAATGATATTTGAAATTCGGGGTGATGAATCTGGACTACAAAGATCATTGAAAAATGCCGCAAATAGTATTGGTGATTTTAGTAACAGGGCAGGGGGATCATTCTCTGGTATTACCACTGGACTGTCACAAACACAAATAGCCGTAAGTAGTTTAGCTGGGGCAGTAGGTGTTGCGGGTATTGCAATTGCGGCAACAATGGCAAAAGTTTCCGCACAGTCAGAAAAGGCTTTTGAAATCTTTCAGGCTGGTTCTTTATCCCAGATGGGAATTACGCAGTTACAGCAAATGGCAAACATGTATGCCGCAGTTGGTCTAACTATTGAGAATGTAGCAGACCAACAAAAAGATTTAAAAGATCGCTTGGGTGATGCACTTACAAACGGAGCTGGGTCAATGCTTACCGATGTAATTCAACCTCTAAAACTTAATGTACTCGAATTACAAAAAATGGCAGATGCTGGCGAAGATGTATATGCAAAAATTTATTTTGCTGCTAAGGCACAAGGTCTTAGTACTTCACAATTGGTTAATATGTTTGAAACTATGGGTAGTGATGCAGCTAAACGTTTAACTGTACTTCAACAATATAATAGTGAACAAGAATATAACAACCGTTTAAGTACTCAACAAGTACAGCTAACTGAGGAACAAAGTGCAGCATTTGAAAAGTATCGTGCGAGTACTGCAACATTAAGTATTGCGTGGGAAAAATGGAATAATTCTGCAATTGCACCTATTGCGAGTAATCTTGCAGATATTTTAAATCTAATGACTCGCATTCTGAACAGTAAGCCTGTTGCAGCAGCCGCTGCTGCGACTGGTCAGCAGGGTATTGATCTTGTTAAGCAGTATCAACAGGACTCACAACAAAATATTTTAAAAAATAGTTCAATTTATGGTTGGCAGTTAGCACAGCAAAATGAAAAAGATACTAAGCAACTCACAAATAATTTAACTTTTGCCGTGGGGCTTGCTCAGGCCAACCTTGATAACCTTAAAAGTACTATCACCGAATATAACAAAGGTGTAGAAAAAAGTACCATCACTGCCTCAATGAAAACTTTCCAGACCGCAAAACAATCTACTCAGGCTTCTATCGATGCATTGGATGTACAGTACAAACAGACCAAGGAAGCAATTGAGAAAAGTGTACTCAAAGCCTACGGCGGTAACTCCAAAGCAATGAAGGCAGATATCGATACCTTAACTGAAGGTTACAAAAAGAAACGTGCAGATCTCGTAAAAAGTTTAACTGCTGAAGATGATAAAGCAGCAGAACAGGCAAAACGTAAAGCCGAGGCCGAAGCCAAGAAGGCCGAGGGGTTACAGAAACAGGCAGATGCTAAACGCATCCAGGCACAGAAGGTTCTTCAGCAAACTCTAACCGCTATCGCCGGTTCTGGTGCTCAGGTACAGGTACAGCAGTTCAATGAACAACAAAACGCTATCGAAACTCGTATCCGGGATAGTGCCAAAACATTAGGTACATCTGAGGCAGAAGTATCCGAGATGCTCAAGGGTCAATACGAATCCCGTACCCGTATGTTCAAGGAGATGACCGAATCAATGTTGAATGAGTCAGACCCTAAAAAACTGGCTCAGAACATTGCCGCTATCGGTGGTAACAACATCAACGGTACTCAGCTCACGGACATACAGAACGCACAGGATGAACGCCTTGGTATTGATAGTACCGATCCGTTCCAGATGACAGCAGGGCAAAGTACCTTAGAGAAAATCAATACTGATGGACAGGCCGAACTTGCACTGAACCAACAACTATACGAAGCAAAACTTCTTGGGTATCAGCAGTACCAGGATCGTATGGCAGCAATCAATGATGCCACCAGTAATAAGATCGCTCAGGCTAATACCGATGCTGCTAACAAGACGCTAACCATGTACGCAACTGGTGCACAAGATCTTGGTACTATGATGGCCGGGGCACTGGGTGAAGGTAATGCCGCAGCCGTTGCAGCTTTCGCTATCAGTAAGGGTATCGCCGTTGCTCAGAGTATGATCAACATACAACAGGGTGTATCAGAAGCTATGAAGTTAGGTTGGCCCTTGGGTATACCTGCTGGCCTTAAAGTAGCCGCCGAAGGTGCAAAGATTATGAGTACTATTAAAGGTACAAAAATCCAAGGTCAGGCTCATGACGGATGGGACTCTCTGCCAAGTACCGGTACATACAATCTTGAAAAAGGTGAACGTGTAGTAGGTAAGTCACTGAACCAGGATCTTACAAAGTACTTAAGCAGTCAGGGAAGTAGTGGTTCTGGTGATATCAAAATCGAAGCACCATTAATCATCCAGAATGCTGGTGAACTTTCAGATAGTAAGTTTCAGGCAATGTGTGATAAGCACGCCGATACTTTGGTACAGGTAATTCGTAAGTCTCAGAAGAAGAACGTATAAATACAATGTAGCCCACAGGACGTGGGCTTATTAATAAAGGATTATTAAATGTTAAATAACGCATTAATCAGCGACTATGTACTATCTGATAATATCCCACAGTATCAAAATCAAACATGGTCGGGCGAAACTATTACCCGTATGGTTGGAGTACAATACTATACCCTCAGTTTCAAAGTAACTTTAAACAAGAAATATCGAAATGAGTTAGCAAATTTTTATGCTTCATATACCTATGGTAAGCCGTTCGATATGTCTCTTGGATGGTGGGGTACATATACTGGTACTCAAACATCTGGTATTCAGGTTACTGGTGCAAGAGCGGCGGGAGCTACTTCTATTGACGTTACTCAAAATACTTTAGAAGTTGGTAGCTTAGTACAATTCAGTGGACATAAAAAACTATATAGAGTTGTCAGTAACAATGGTTATACCTTAACTATATTCCCAGGCTTAACGAGAGCTATCCAGACGAGTGAAGTACTCAAGTACGATAACCTACAAGGTTCTTTCATCCTAACGCCTCAGAACTCTACCTATCAGTTACCAAGTACTAACGTAATGGAAGTAACTATACAAGCCACCGAAAATATCAGGGGGTAGTATGTCAATTCCAAATAATGTACTAAACAATCCGGTGCTTATTGACTACTGGAACATGATGAGGGGTGACAATAAAAGTACCCTTACCGAAAAAGAATTATACCAGTGCGGAATTATGGTTAAGTTAGTTGATTTACTCCCATCACAGGGCAGTAATATCTATTTGACAGACTCAATTGCAGATCAGAACTATAACGGTATCGTTTATCAATCTGTACCAGACTTTCTTGATTCAAGTTTTGCAAACTATGTTGAGAAGAACCAGATAAACAATAATGGTACATCATTCAAAGTGAGTAATGTTAGCCAAGACTATCTATCAATGGCCTTACGTGGCCTGTGGAATGATGCCAAGGTTAATATCTGGATGGGTATTGTTAACCCTGCCAATGGTTCAATACTTTATGCATACAGAATTTTTAGTGGCTATATAGATTACTTCAGCTCAGATTTCAGTGTGCAGGGTACAGACACTACTAATACAACAACAGTAAACCTGAATAGTATCTGGAAAAAATTAGATCAAACACAACGCTTACTATCAAGTACCAGCATACACCAGAGTATGCATCCGGGGGATAAATTCTTTGACCTAATCGGTATTCTTAATGCAAGTGAGCAAAACTGGAAGAGTAGTAAGAAATAATGAAAAATGGATTTATAACAGAGTACTTGAGTACTTTGGCAGGGGAGCCATTAGTATATGGTGTGAATGATTGTCACATTATGGTACTCACAGTAATTGATATGATCACTGGTTCTAATTACCGTGATGAAATCTATAAAAAATACAATACACCAACAGCAGGTAGAAAATATGCAAAAGAACATTGCTCATTTCCTACATTACTTGGGTTGTGTAAAGAAAAAGGCGAATTAGTTAATGAACCATTAGATGGGGATATTATTATTGCAGCAGGTCACAGTACCGTGTACTGGCGTGGCAAGGTTATAGTACTTTCAGAAGATAAAACTAAGTATGTCATTTCTTATTACAACCCGGATCAAAAACAAAAAATATACAGATTTACGGGGAGTAATAAACAATGGCAATTGCAGCATTAGGGGTGGCATTAATTGCAGGTGCAAGTGCAGCGGCAGCCGCATATGCAGCAGGTCTATCTGTACTGGCAATCGTAGCTATCGGTATAGGTTCGGCGGCATTATCATATATTAGCTCATCACAAATGATGAATATTGGTCAGTCGGGGGTTAATTATCCAAGTACCGGTAGTAGTAATGCACGGTCAACGAGTCCGAGTACTGGCGTACCCATTGTATATGGCGGTACTAATAAAAACAATCTTGATGAGGCATTTGTTAAGGTAGGTTCGATTGTTGTTTGGCAGAACGTACATAATGGTACGTCTAACCAATTATGTACGGTACATGCTATTGCTATTGGGGAGATTGGCCTTGAACCGGGTGCAGGTACAGAAGGTGGCGGTGTAATAAAACAAATATATATCGATAACGCACCAATACTTGTTGATGGGGCATTCATTACCTCAGAAGGCCAGATACCTGCATCATTAATGATTCCAAAATTTAGAAATTACCTTCAACTTGAGGTACGTTTCGGTAAACCTACCTATGGTGGTTCAATGACATTAGCACGTCAGTATGGCGGTAGTCGCTGGACTGATGAAATGCGTGGTGATGGTTTAGTTCAAATTTGTAGTGTAATCAAAAAAACTAATGATAGTCTCATTGATGGTATTTTAACAAATGAAAACTATACATTATCTGTTGAGATGAAAGGCCGTCTAATCTATGACCTAACGGATAATATTAAAAAACCAAGCTCTAACCCTCCAAGCCAACTTTACGATTTTATAACTAATACAGAGTTTGGTTTTGGTATGAATCCTAACGATATCGATATTACAAGTTTTCGTAATATGGCTAACTACTGTAAGGTGAATCATTTTTATTCGAACGGTTCTATACAGTACGATAAATCGTTCAAAGAAAATATTGAAGCCATGTTAAGTACTTTCGGTGGTGTTCTATATGAATCTAATGGTGTGCTTTATATAACTGTTGATGCACCAGATCTTGCAGTACAGCATTTTGACGAAAGTAATATTATCGGTAATGTGAATATTACTACTGGTTCAAAGTCTGAGTACCTGAACGTACTTGATAGTACTTATACGAATCCAGATAATGATTATTCAGAAGATATTATTCGTTATCCTTCTGATGCAATCAATAATGAGACAGTAGTTAAAGATGGTTACATCATTAAGAAAGACTTAAACTATAAATGGATTCAGGATAAAACCCAATTAGCCACCCTTAGTAATATTGAGCTATTAAAATCCAAGTACATTCACAATACAATCACTTTTAATACTTACGTTACAGATATGAAAGTATTTGATGTATTCACTATTAGCTTTAAAGAAGCTGGCTTTGAAAATAATAAGTACCGTGTAGTATCTCGTACTATACCAATGACAGTAGATAAAACGGGTATCATCCAGATTACTGCAATATCATATGACGATGGTATCTATCAGGGTAAAGATCCGGGTAAGTTCCCACAGAACGGGTTAACCAATCTACCTAACCCTACCTATGTTGCACCACCGAGTAACCTACGAGCACAGCGATTAGGTGCTACGGCCTCTGGTAACGCGGTACTACTCTCATGGGATCTTTCACAAGATACCTCAGTACGTGGTTACAAGATTCGGTACAAACGTAGTGATTCCACTACCTGGATCAACATTGGGAACGTAGGCCAGTACTCAACCAGTTTTGAAATTTTAAATCTCATATATGGTGTTCAATACGATTTTGGTATTGAGGCATACAACACGCTTGGGTACTCTTCAGAGTTAGTTGCACTATATAACCAGATGCCACAGGTGATCTTTGCATTACCGAAGATCACTAATCTGGATATGGTAAATGATGATTTAAGTCTAAACCAAACTTACGCACAAGATTTTATTTTCCGTTGGGACGATCAAAGCTCTATAGTAGTTAATGGTAAAACCTTTGCTGACTTCTTTAAGTACTATGAGGTTCGCGTATATGACCGTTATCGCAAGTACATCAAATCGTACTATACAACTACTAATGATTGGACCTATACCTTTGCCATGAATACCAGTGATGGTCTAAGCCGTTACAGAGTATTCGGTATTATCGCACATGGTTACGGTACAGGTATCTACTCAGAAGAGGTACAGATTGAAGTTAGTAACCCACAACATCCACAACTGTTAGGTATCAACCTACGTAGCGGTTTTGACTCAGTATTCATTGACTGGACAGAATCGAACGTACCGGACTATGCAGGTATTGTTATGCAGATCGCTAAGGATGAGGGGTTTAGTTCAGGTGCAAAGTACTTCAGCTCTACTAACCGTTACAGTACCTCCTTCGGGATAGAGGATGGTTCCTGGTACGCTCGTGTAGCTGCCTACGATCAGTTTGGACAGGATGAATTAGTATGGTCGCCGACTATTGGCTTTAACCAGAATACTAAAGTACCGTACAGTAAGCTCAATGATGATGTAGTCGATAATCTTCTGAAAAGCGATGTAGCTACTGGTATTGTTGAGAAACAGATCGTAGATGAACTTGGTTCACGTTGGCAGGTACAAGTATCCAATAATGGTAACGTTACAGGTATCGCTTTAGCCGCAGATGAAAAAGATTCTGTGTTTACGGTTATGGCAGATCGCTTTAGTATCATCAGTACAGATAGTGCAAAGCAGAGTGATAAAGTTTATCCATTTGTTGTACAGAATGGGAAAACTTATATTAATTCCACAGTAATAGGTACTGCCTCGATCAATGAGGCCATGATAAATGATTTAAGTGTCTCACGAGCGAAAATACAGTCCGAGGCAGTAGACTCAAGTAAAATTGCCCGATTGAGCGTACTTAATTTTCACCTCCAGGATGGTATTATCGATTCTGCCAAAATTTCTCAACAACTACAAAGTACTAATTGGGATGGTGTTAATGGCTGGATGATTAATAAGAACGGTACTGCAAATTTTGGTAACGTGAATGTCAGAGGTAATATTCAGGCAACTTCCGGTACTTTGGATAACGTAACTATCAACGATAGCTGTACCATTAGAGGTACTCTATCTGCTGCAAGAATTGTTGGAGATCAGTGCAGGCCACAAACATCAGGTATTACTACAAGTCCAAATATATGGGGTGGTAAACCTACTGCTAACCAACTTTATACAGTATTACGTATTAATGGCGAAGATTTTGACCGCATAATGAATAGTAATATAAAAATGATCTTATCGGCGGTGAAATGGAATCTTTACCAAGTATTTGTTGGTGGTGATGGTATCGACAATAGATTAGTCGCATCATATGATGCTGGCACAGGTGGTAAATATGCTCCATTCACACATAGAGTCGATAATTTATTAATACCAGCAGTAGGGCGGGGTAAAATGAACTACATATATGTTATGGCACAGGATGATCGTTCTGGTAGTTGTGCATTAACATATGGCGATTCAGTCGGTGACAGGGTAGATATTTGGTTATACCGTGCGGGTGAAAATCCGGTCAGTAATGGATAAATAATATGGGGTGCATACCCCATACCGATAATAATAACAATAATGAGGTACATATGGACATTGGTACTATCGTATCATTAATCATCGCAGGTATTGCCCTTTTATGGTCAATCTACCGTGATAAGAGTTCTGATACAGAAGATTTACAGAAAAGAGTAAGTACAATCGAAACTAAGGTTGTACTTGCCGAAAGTACGATTGAACGCCTTGAAACAGAACAAGATGAAATGAAGAAAATGCTTAAGAGTCTTGAGAATCAAATTAACCAGATGAATTTGAAAGTTGAAAAGATTCTGACAATTTTAGAAAATACAAAAGGGGCATAATGCCCCTTTGTTATTTGTTTTGTAATTGACCTAACATATCCATAATGCGGAATGGCGTTTGTCGATACCACCGAGAATCCTTAACCTGTACTACTGCCTCTTTATAGTTTTTAGCTTTTAGGGCAGCAATCATTTTTACAAACTTCTGTACTCCACCTAAACCGAGTTGAAAAACCATCAACACTAAAAAATCATTCCAGTCATATGGTACATCTAAACCTAATGATTGTACCGCAAGTACCGCAGTTGCGAGATCTTTTGATAGTAGTTTATCTGTTTCTTCTTCAGTAAGACCCTTACTATAATCTTCCCCGGACTTGATTAGATGACCATAACCCACGGTCATTTTTCCTAATGAATCTGCATAGGGGTAAAATTTCCCATCTCTAAAGTATTTAAACTTTGCCTGATACTCTTTCGTACCTTCATAGATTTTTAATCGTTCTTTTAATTCCATTTATGTAATTCCTAATAAATATTCCATATATAGGAGTATTTATTATGAGAATTGCAAAAGACTGGAGTATGCATAATCCAGAACAATGGGATGTGTCAGATGTAGATAGTGGTAACTATGCCTCGTTTGTCTACATTATCCGTTTTGAAGATGGTCGGTTTTATATCGGTATGAAGAATATTTATAAACGTACAAGAGATGTAAAAAAACTATTAAGTACTACGCAGCCAAGTGACTGGAAGAGGTACACGGGAAGTAGTACAAAAGTGAACAAACTCATTGATGCTGGTTACGATTATGAAAAATCAATCTTATGGTGTTTCAAAACAACAAATGAAGCGGCAATAGTAGAAGCTGCATTGATATGTATGTTTGGCTTATTACCGGACAATTTAAACAAGGCAGTAATGTGTAAAGCTCGTTTACCCCTTAATGGTGCGAACCTGTATGGAGTAATCCAAACACTAATTGGGGAGTTACAATAATGGCATGGCGTAGGGGCAATAGCCCAAATGATATGAGACGATTTATTAATAATAATAGTCCAAAGATTGGTGAACAGTTTAAAAAAGAATTGAGTACCAGAATGCGTACTGTAACGCAACAGATGCAAGTTAAGCTCAACCAGGAAGTAAAGGGTGGGGCAGTACCATTTACTAACCGTAGTTTAAAATTTAAGTACCAAAAGGTTAATCAAAATGAAACTGTTAACCAGATTATTGTACTGCCAAATCAATCTTCTTATCTTAAGTATATTCTCGATCCTCAGTACTCACGTCGTCCAGAATCGAAAATGATACCGTACCAGAATGCCAAGCTAACGAAGCAGGGTAACATTGCACAGTTACGTGCAAGATCTCAGAGTAATAAGTACAAGAAAGTTAAGAGCAGGAACGGTACTACATACCTCATCGATACAACAAAGAAATCATCCAAGCGTAACCCCAAACTGTCACGAGATAAGCGAGTAATTGGGTACTACGGTTCAATAGGTAGAAAACCATTATTTGATTTCTATGATGAAACAGAGAAGAAGGTAATACAACAATTAAGAACATTACGCGGTACATTCGATTACCGTTGGAGAAATTAATATGACCGATTTAGAACATTTCCCCTGTTATGATCATTCTGTACTCAAAGATTTTTCATTTCAGACAATTACACCAGTAAGCGTAACTATCCCCTATGATAATGGTCTATCTGGTAGTAAGTACATCAAGAAGAAGGTAGATAAGGGGCAGGGTAACTTGGTGGTATATACGTTCAATCATGATAATACCCCACGAGTGGGTGAGGATGATTCACTATCGATTGAACTACTTAAGGATATGATTAATGTTAGGGTACTTTATACCTTTAACCACGTTTTCAAGGGGCATCGCGTTTACTCGTGCGTATGCCAGATTATGCAGGATGCAAAAAATGATTAGTGTAATTTTAGAATTTATTAAAACCGGAATGGATTTTTTCCTAAAAAAGAAAACTATTGAAAAAGAAGTAACCCAAACTAAAGCAGATGGGCAAATTGAAACCAACAAAGAAGAAATTGAGAAAGTTACCTTTCACTGGCGTAACGCTTTAGGATTTGTGATTACCCTAATCATCCTCTACAACTGGATCATTGTACCTATACTTGATGCATTCGGTATTGTAGTAATTCAAGTACCATTAGGGCAGCTACTGCAAGTACTTTTGATTATGGTTGGTGGTAGTTAACAAAGCCCCTTACGGGGCTTATCTATTTTTAACTACAGATATAATTATTAGTATAATCAAGCTGCCTCCAACGATACCATAAGCCCATCGATCGTATATATTTGCTTGATCGTCAAATATGGAAAAAGGCAATGCTACTATTGCTACGGCAACACCTGATAAAAACAACAAATCTATATTTTTTCCTTTGAATGCAATAGGTTTGAAATATTTCCTAGTTATGGAAAATCCCGGTATTACTGTAAGTATTAAGGCTATAATCCCAAATGTACCTAATGTTGTAACATTGAAGCTTTTCAAAACTACTAAAAAAACTATCATTACACCAGTTATTAGTATGTATCTCCAAGCCAAATTTATAAATTCTAAAAAAGATTTCATTTTATCCCCTAAATACTCTTACAGAATTATGTATGGAGTATACTATGGGAAAATTAACAAAAAAGGAATCTGCCAATCATAATAGGGTGATGGAGTTAGTACATTCAGATAAGCAACTAACATACGATGAAAAAGAGTTTATCCTCCAGAACTATGCAGGGGATGCAGTAGGGGCTACTGGTGCTTTCTTCACTCCTGAAATGCTCTCATGGGATTTCATCATTGATGCCGGGTGTACTGGACGTTGTATTGAGCTTTGTGCAGGTATTGGACGGCTATCATTCGATCAGTACCAGCGTAACAAACCAGAGCACATTACATGCGTTGAACTAAACCCAGAGTACGTGAAGATTGGGAAGAGGGTACTCCCGGAAGCAGAGTGGGTTACTGGTGATGCATTAACTTTTTCCAGTGCTGATAGGTACGATGTTGTTTATGGTAATCCTCCCTTCGGTAAGATCAAAACCAGTGAAGTTAAAACTGGTAAGTACTCAGGTAGCGAGTTTGAGTACAAGGTGATTGAGCATGGCAGTACCTTAGCCCCCTATGGGGTATGGATAGTTCCACAGGGTAGTGCAGGCTTTGTGTACTCTGGAGTACGGTGCTATGAGAGACGTGAGAGTAGTAAGTACCAACGATTCTCTCAAGATACTGGCTGGATGTTCGAGGCAGGTTGCGGTATCGATACCTCAATCTATCGGGATCAGTGGCATGGTACTAACGTAGTGTGTGAGGTATTAACAGTTGAGTATTTTTGTGATCCAAAGCAAACGCAACGCTACATATAG